CTATGTCCGGGTCTCCTGATACATATAACTCCTGGTTTATTATTTCCTGTTCTCCGATGTGCGCGAACTCAGGATAGAAGTAATCCATTTGGTCTAACTTATATAAGCTCTTATGTATACCCTGGCTGTAAGCTGTAAGTGGAAGAATACTCATTATCCCAATTATGTAGCCATGCTCCTCGCAGAAGAATGAACCGCTTTTTCCTGTTGTTACACCAACGGCATGACCTGCCATGTTACCCTGGGGAAGTCCTGACGCGCCATCTTCAAATTGTTGTCCTGTTGTGTTTAGTACCTCAGATATAACAATAGGGGTTTTTACTCCTGTGATGTATTCCGGGCGTTGTAAACGTTTGTCTGATGATGTTACGTTGAAGAATGCCTTCAGATGTTCTATATACCTGCTTCCTGACCTGGCTGCTTTCTCTAACCACTCCTGGAGCTTAAATGCTCTTCTTAGGTCTGTGATGGTTGTTGAATCCACTTCAAGAGAACCGTTAGGGTCTAACCATGAATTGCTAGATACACCTACCTGCATTTCGCCTGTAACAGCTTGTGCTTCTACATTACCGCTAATTGGTGCAGCACCATTATTAACAAAAAACGGTTTATTACCGCTATTTAGGTCGTCTACTAATTTAACATCTCCTAAAGGAATACTGACCGGGTTTGATTTTTGTGCCCAGGGCAATGCCGATGTAAAGTAATCATGACCCCACGCGCGACGCCTCATTTGTAAGAGCTCTGTATTGTCGACTTGTTGTCCGTCTTTTAGTTTATACGGAATTTCCGCTATGAGATTTTGGTCTCTGTAATACTCGTTATAAATGCATTGATACGCTGCAAAGCGGAATGGGTTAAGTGAGTAATATCCTGAACCTGGATATGTGTACCTGAGCTTTGGAACTCCTAAGTAATCTGCAAATCTTTTCTCTTCTGCTGTACTGTCAAAATCTGACATTACTATATAGGGGTGCACCCTGAGTGAATTAGGGTCTGTTATCCATTTTTCCCATCCATCCCAAAGGATGCGATTGGGTACGAAGAAATAGTGAATTGTTGCGTCTAACCTGTGCATTACTGGTGACACTAAAGGAGCAAAACGTATTAAGGTCTCTGCACCGATTACAAATTTGTCTCCTGGTACGCATTCGAGCGCAAGAACTGGAGTTAGTTCTCCCATGCGCATAGTCTGTTTTACATCATGTGTTAAGTCGAATGCATTTTTTTTAGGTGCTTTTACCTGGATTGAATTGAAAATGTTACTCATTGTTTTTTTAATTGTTGGTTTTGATGATAATGGAAAGCAAGTTTTTCCATGAGTAGTTCTAGCTGTTGTTGATTTAGAATGTTTGAAATTTCTAGTGCTAGTTCTCTGATGCTTTGCTTTCCGTTACGGTTTTGAATTGCTTCGCGCAATTCTCCTAAGGTTGGTACTTTGTTCTGCATACTTTGTAATTGTTTTACAATCTAATTCCACCCCTGGGAATTGTTACCCAGGTTTTGCGTTGCTTTCGGGCGCTTTTTTTGTAGCTTTTTCTGTGTCTCATTTTTAATTGTTTTTGATATGTGAATGAATAAGTAAACCGAGTAAAACATTACGAGCATGTTCATTGCTATAAAGAAGTAAAGGAGCTTGCATGCTGATTGTAATATCATTTTTGAGGAATTAGTTTGAATAAGTCTGATATGAATGATTCCGATAATCCACCACGCTTTAAGTTGGCTCTTATTTGGTTTAGGTCTGTCTGTGATTCCTGGAGAGTTTTTCTACCTTCTGCTACTCCGATGTTGTTTAGTAATAACCTGTGCAAGTCGTGACGAACCATTTGTAACTGATCCCTGGTAAGGTCTCTATACTCTGCACTAGATGTTAGATTCCTGGTTGATGCTTTTAGCTGTTCTACTTCGTAAGGTGTTTTTGCTATCCTGGCATTGATTAAACCTATGTCTGCTAATACTCTGTCAAGGTTTGGTTGTTTCATTATGTCTTTAATCTCCCACTCCTGGAGAGCTAATTGATTGCGATAACCTTGACCTGTGTTTTTTAAACGTTGTTCTCTTAAACGCTCTTCTGCAAATTCTTTATTAGTCCAATAGAGGTCATTGTCCAGGGAGAACTTTAACGCCATTGCTTCAGTCCTTTGGTAAGCTGTCCTGGTGTTTTCCTGGACAAGTTTTTTTTGTGCCTGTTGTAGCTCTATATACTTTTCTAGCTGATTAATTTTAGCCTCTTTCATTGCATAGTCCTGCCATTGATATAGTGCCTGTTGTACAGGTTTAGTATCTACCTGGGGAGCTTGTGCCTGGCTGTTAGAAGATGCTGATTGAGTAACCGCATTACCTGACCCATATACCAGGTTAGGGTTTAGGCCGGCTTCCTTTAGCCTGGCCATTTGAGCTTTAGGGCTGTTATACTCGTTCATATAGTCTCTATCCTGGAGAGCATATTTGCGGTTACGAATGTTCTGATTGTGTTGCAAGATAGGGTTGATAATGGAACCTGCTATTCCGGCTCCCAGGTTAGTTGCTTCTATCATATTTTTTGGTTTTAGTTGGTTTTGTCTGAAACTGTTGTCTGTACTACGTTTCAGGTCTCCTGTGTCGACTGGCCATAATATATCAAGTAAATATATGGCCTTTTTCTGTTCGGGTGAACAAGTTCACCCTTAATCCCTCGTAATCCGTTATTAACACCTGGCAAGGTCGCAAGTCGGAGTTGTAGCTTCGCTAACTCCTCCAAGCTCCCAAGCCAGGCATTAATAACGGCGAGGGAAGAAAGGTGCTCGCTGGTTCACTCCGCTTCGCTTCGTGGCTCGCTGCCTTTCTGAAATGATATATTATTTTTTTTTATCATTTCTGATTGTTGTTGTTTGTTGTTTCTGTCTGTTGTTGGTTTTGTTCCCCCCTTTCCTTGTTCCCCCCCGGGGTGGAACGTTGTTGTGAGGCTTTTTCAGCCTCTTCCTGGCGTTTTCTCTGCTTCTCTGTTACCTGGTCTTTAGCTTTCTGTTTTAAGGTGCTTATTTCGTCTTTAATTGCTTCCTTCATTTCCTGGATTTCTACCAGGTCCATACGTGATATATCGGGTAGTAGTTCTTCTCCGTTGTAAACCGGGACTTTTACACCTACCGGGATGCCTTTTACGAACCTGGACATAATTTCCCGCATTGGTAAAGTTTGGTCGGGTATGGTTTTAGAAGGTTGGGTGTTTAGTTCTCCTTTTTTATCAAAAAATTCCGCATTTAGCGGGGTTTTTATACTGTACCTGTTGTACCTAAGTTTGCTGTGAACCCATTGCACGTACTTTTCCGCTTTCTCCTCGTTTGTTAGTTGCTGGGGTTGCTCTGTTTCCTGGTTTAGTGGCGTTAGTCCAAATTCCTTTTCGAACTCTGCCTGGTTGTTCTGTTTCATAATAAATCGTTTTTGTTTTTATGTCTTTTTTCTCTGAGTTTTCTCCAGTTATCTTTTTTACGCTCTTCTACAATGTGGTTGTACTGGTCTTTAAATTCTGCTAGTTCTGCTTCCTGTTTTTCTTTCCTGTGTTTTTCGTTTTCTCCTTTCAAAAATCCTTTTTCCTGATCGTTGTAGATTACTTTTCTAAAGTACCTGGGGAGTGAATATTTTTCGTTTTCTATACCTGGTAAATACTGTCTATTAGGGAGGTCTGCTTTGTGCCATTTTATATTTTTTTCTGTTAGATAATGTTTTCCTATTCCTTTTGACATTCTGCAATATTCCGGGACTCTGTCATCGTTTTCGTGTAGTGGTATCTGTTTGACTTTTGTAATGTACTTAAGTACGTATCCTATTGACGCGCCTTCTACTGTACCAAAGTAAATATCACCTAGTGGTTGTCCTTTAATGTCCTGCCATGCATCAATACATGATTGAATAGAAGCATTGTAAAGTATTATATGATAATGAGGTCTCCAGGTTTTTCCCCCGTATTCGCCTGTTGCATAGTATACGATTTTCTCCTGGTTGAGTTTCCTTACTTTTTTGAGGAAGTTTGTAAGGTCTGAACCTACAAATTGATACTTTTTTTTCCTGGGATTCCATTTTTTGGTGTCTCTACTAAGGGACATGAACCCTTTTTTTGTTATTGGTACGTGTTCTGTATTATAGGTTAATGTAACAAAGAGAGAGAGGCTGCTAACCTCTCCCTGCTTTATTAAACGGAACGACCAACCAGATGCCCTTTGTACAAAACAAGGATAACATTGACCGCAAGAGTACGCTCCTGGATTATTGTTGTCATCGTATTTAATAAAGGGTTTATCACACATATTACATGAAAGGATTACCGAATACTGGCATTGGTCTTATTGCCGTGATTTTGTTTAGGACATGGGTATATATTTTGTCTATACCTGGGTCTGTTACCGCGAAAATTCGCTCCGTTGGGTCTGCTTCTATGAAGTTTTGATTTAGAGCTGGTGTGTTTTCGAATACTCTTCCCATATGCCAAAAATCTAAGTTTCCGTTGAAGTCTCCTGCTACCCTGGAAGGTAGGTATTTATATTCCGCATACCTGGGTATGTAACCAAACGTTGAATTATCTATGTCCGGGTCTCCTGATACATATAACTCCTGGTTTAATATTTCCTGTTCTCCGATGTGCGCGAACTCAGGATAGAAGTAATCCATTTGGTCTAACTTATATAAGCTCTTATGTATACCCTGGCTGTAAGCTGTAAGTGGAAGAATACTCATTATCCCAATTAT